GTTCTGCAGGTCCTACTGGATAATAATGTTGTACTCTAATACCACCAGATGTTGTAGCTCCTGAACCAGTTTCTGCTGATGGCATTGTAATAGTTAAAGTTGTTCCTGTTGGAACAGATGTCACCATAAATTTTTTATCATCAAAGTCTGATGCTGAATAGTTAGAGTTTGTAATAGCTGTAAAATTATCTAAAAGAATAATATCATTTTCTTGTATTCCATGGTCCGTGCTAAATGTTATAGTAACTGTTGTTGAACCATTCGTGGTACTAAAAGCGTTTGTTAAAGTTGTTGTAGTTTTGATAGGGTGAATGTCATAAAATATACCACCAGTATATGCGTATAAGATTCTGTTTGTGCCTATGATTGCAAATTTGTTACCAGATTTATTTACTAAATGATGTAAAGCTCTTGCAGCTCCTGTAAGTTTGGACTCACCTAACTGTGACCAGCCACCTATCTTTTCAGGTGTGCCATAACGAAATCGTACATTATCACCATCTACCCATTGTCCTTCGGCTGTGGTTTCTGTAATTTGTTTATTGAATCCAGGTTGGAATCCTATTTTTTGTAGCATATGGCTCCATTATAATACTATTTTACACCTGAAGGTAGACCTAACTTAGCTCTACCATCAAACTTGTTTTTACTAGCAAATGGGCCGTTTACATGATTATAATGTAAAAATACTTGGCCGCAAATGTTCCCGTCAAAAGGCTCTCGCCAATGTTCGAGTTCGCAACCACTATATACTAACATATCTCCTACTTCAAGCAAGACTTTCTCACCTTTTGGAGCGTTGGGTTTATGTATATTTTTATACTCGTCAATAACATTATTAGATCCAGTAGGATCTATAAATATAGGCCAAGGGTCACCACCTAAATTAAGTGTGGTAGATATTTCACAACTTGGTCTATCTTTATGTCTCTTTAATTCATCGCCTCGTTTATATGCTCTTGCATACGAATAAGTTGGTATTAAATCTAAGTTTGAATGTTGCTTCATTACAGGTAACATTTTCATCAATAGTGTATCCATTACAAAATCACCATAACAAGAATAGGTGTTAGGTATCTGTTGATCGGTCCATGTTCCAAGGATCGGGGACTGTGAGTGTATGTTGTTTTGATACATGTAACTTACTGCATCTCTTTTAAGTAAAAAGTAGTTAAAGATAAAATTAGCTAGGTCATATGACAAAGCATTTTTAATAACTTGATATTTCTTTATCTCAAACATATTATACCATAAAACATTTCTGCATAAAATTAAAGCTTACTGATATCCTTATATCATTAGACTCATTTGTATCTACGCAGTGGTTTAACCAAGACGGAAACATAATTAATCTTCCTGCCTTTGGATCATAATTATCTTCTCTCCATAATCTTCTTGGTGGTTTACCTTGTTTCATTCTAGGTCTTACCATTAATGCAACTGATCTTGGATCTTCTATTTTTAATTGACCAGAATTTTCAGATGCTTTCACATAATATACACCCGACCATAAAGAGTTTGGATGAATATGAGCTCTATTCATTCCACCTGGTGGATTAATATTGGCCCACATGTTACCTAAGAAAGGTTCACTATCTAAATGTTCTTGATCATAAATAGTTCTTTGTGCTTCATATAATATATCAACTAATCTTTTATACTCTGGTCTAGCATTCATGTCAGTCGTTGAATGCCAACCTTTTATATTTGTTCTAACGACACCTTTATCTTGATTAGACCAATTAATAATATCTCGTTCTAACTGTTGATTTAATGCATCATCATTTAAATCTGCAATATAAATAGGGGTTGGAAAAACTAAATCTCTAAACATTATTTAAATGGTGTACCTCCAAACCACATTACCAAAGATTTTCTATGACCTCTAATAACTGGTTTTACTCTGTGTCTTATAAATGATGCAAAGAACACAGCGTGTCCTTGTTTTATTTTTGCAACTTTACCTTCACTCATTAATTCTAAATCTCCACCTTCAAACTCTGATTCAGGTGAAAGTAGACATGTCATTGATATTTTTCTAACAGGTGGTTCATGAGCCATGTTCACATCATTATCAACATGCCAGTCATAAAATCCTCCTTCAGGATACTCTGTGTATTGTGCAAGTTCTGTTATAGTCATGCCATCAAAACCAAAATGATTACCGTTAGTGGTTTTCATAATACGTTCTATGTCTTTGTACATGTCAACCATTTTTTTAAATGGTATCCAACTAATGTGTGAGGTTCTAGTTTTAGTATCTACAACTCCACCTTTAATTCCTTTGTCTCCTGCTCCAACAGATGCGTCCTGTTTAGGTTCCGCACGTCCAGCTTGAATAATCATTTTACATTGTTCAGGTGTAAATATAGGTTGTGTAGTCTCTACTATAAAAGATCTCCAACGTGGCTCTGTTATCATATTAATATCCGTATTCTATCCATCCCGTTATTATATATTTGTCATTTGATAGAGGTGGGTTGCCTCTATGAATGTGTGTAAATTGTGAAGGCCAAACTAACAATGTATTTTTTTCTGGTTTGAACCTACACTTTTGATATAAAAATTCTGTCTCTCCACCATCTGTTACATCATTTAAATATACCATAAAAGCTAGTATTCTATTTCTTGCTTTCATTTCTGCATTCTCACAATGCCAAAAATGATAACCTTCACCTACTTTAGTCTTTTGTATTTTTACCTCCAATATGTTGTGTGTAGCTAATTTTTTTAAATAAGAATATTTTTGAACATACAAAGGATAGATTTCTTTAAAAAACAAATCTATAAAAGGTTTGTTATTATAAGTCATTGCAACATTGGTATCTCTTATCGTATCAATGGCATTATCAGATACTAATATTTCATCTTCTAGTCTAGGATAGACTGCACCTTGTTTCTCACATTTATCAAAGTAAATTATATAATCTTCTATTAATTGATTTGGCATAAAGTTTTTAAATATACCAATATGATCATCTCGAACTAAGTATTGTTTATCCATTATAAAGCCCCTCTATTTTTAATAGGGTCAAATTGTACATCACAGTTTGCAGCTAGTGTTCGTCTAGTCTCATTCGTTCCATTAAAAGGATAAACACAGTGTCTCATATCATATGGAAACACATAAAAATCTCTAAGGTCCATTGGTGGTTGGTAATCTATTTTAGCAAACTGACCATTACTTGCACCTAATATCTGTAGTCTACCATTCTGTGGTATCTCTGCATTAGAATATTCTTTACCATATGTTGATGGTAGTTTTAAAATCATTACAGAAGATAAACCTGTAAACAACATACCTCTATGGATATGTGCAGGATTATATTCATGTGCTTTCATTTCATTAACCCAGATAGAATTAAGATGGGTATCGTAATCTCTAATTTTATTAAATGTTAGATAGTGTTTAAACACAGTCATAAAATAATTAGTTACATTTTGTGGTAACATATTATGGTTTTTCATTTTAGATTGATCTTGACCATTGTAAAACAAACTATGCTCATTCTCAATCTTACCTACCAACTGTTTATTAGCAGGTGCTAGTCTATGAAAGTTTTGTTCGTATGTTTGATTAATCGCAGAAAAAATATCTAACGGTACCTGATACTTTAATATTGATTGACCTAAGAATACAAAATTAAACTTTAGGTTTTCCATGTTGTTCAAGTTGTTCTCTTTCTTTATAACTACTTTCTAATTCACCAGATTTTCTAATTCTTTGTAGTGATTGTAATTGACCTAAGACGTTGAACTTATCAGTGTCAGAAGAATTTTCTGTAAGCTGTCTTGCTTTTTCAGCATACTGCATACCATAAGATTCTAATTGATGTTGGTTAACATCTTTGTCATTAAACGATCCATCGTTAAATTCTTTCTTTAACTTAGACCACATTTTAATTTCTCTCATTCTATGTTTTGCAACTTTCTCCATAGAAGCTTTTGCAAATCTACATTCATCTATATCTATTTGATATTTAGTTAATTTGTATTCATCTTTTTCAGTTTCTATTTTACCTTCTAACCATTTAATTTTTGCTTCGTTTCTTCTATAATCAAACGATAGTGTCATTAAGTTATCTAAGTATGATGATTGTTCTCTTACACACTGCCAGTATTTTGCAGCTTTAGTTGGGTATCTATTGTCTTGTAATACAGAAAACCTTGCTTCTGTTTCTGTTCGAAACATTTGTTTCTTGGTCCAAGTGTCTCTAAGCTCGTCTACCATACCTTTAAAATCGGTAAGGTCTTGTGGCTCTAATAAATTATTTAAATGAGTTTCCTCTTTTTGTATAATATCTTTAACGTCTTTTTTTTCTGTCATAGCTTTATCCTTTATAGTTGTCTCTTATATATACTATCTTAAATATATATCAACCCTTAACTAGTTGTAAACGTTTCTGTAAGTTTACCGTCGCCGAACCATTCTTCTGTTGCGTTTGAAACTGAACCAGTGTCACCACCAAATGCTAATGCAGATGTATTACTAGCTCCAGAACCAGGAAAATCTCTTCTTGCTACATTTAAATTTTGAACATTAATCCAGTTAGTTCCATTCCAAGATACTGTGTTACTGGTTATAGAAGGGTTTTGTCCTCCATATATTAAAGCAGAAGTTGATGTTCCATTTGATCCAGAGTCTTGAGTTGCAGCTGTTAAATCATTAACCTCAGTCCAATTTGAACCATTCCATAATTCTGTAGCTGCAGTGGTTGGAGGAGCTGATCCTCCCATAGCTAATGCAGCTGTGTTGTTAGCGCCTGCTGACATTAAATTGTTTCTTGCAGTATTTAAATCTCCAACTTCAGTCCAGTTAGTTCCGTTCCAAGATTCTGTTTTTGCTACTATTCCTGGAGCATTTCCTCCAATAGCTAAAGCTGATGTTGCTGTTCCAGTACCTGTTCCAAATCTTGTTGCAGCATTTAAATCATTAACTTCAGTCCAAACATATCCATTCCATAACTCTGTAACAACTTGAGCAGAGGCTCCTCCTGTATCACCACCAAACATTAAAGCAGATTCATTATTAGCTCCAGCACCACCTGGATCACCTTCTCTTGCTGTGTTTATATTATTTACTTCGGCCCAACTTGTACCATTATAAGATTCACATAAAGCAGAATTACCAGTATCATAGCCACCAAAAGATAAAGCAGAATCTCTTATTCCAGCTCCACCTTGATAACCTTTAGCAGTATTTAAATTCCCACCAGTAACCCAGGCACCTACAGAAATGTTTGCGTTCCATTCTTCTGTGGCTGCTGTACTTGGTGGAACTTCTCCTCCAAAAGCTAAAGCAGATGTATTACTAGATCCTGTTCCACCTGGTTGACTTCTTGCAATACTTAAATCATTTGTTTCAGTCCATACACTTCCATTCCAAGATTCCGTATTTGAATAAATAACAGGTTCAGCATTTCCTCCAAAAGCAAGTGCTGATGTATTATCTGTACTAGACATTGCAAGTGATCTTCTTGCAGTATTTAAATCATTTACTTCAAACCAAGAAGTTCCATTCCATAATTCATTATTTGCTAAATAGGTAGGAGTTTGAGCTGGATCTCTACCACCACTACATAAAGCAGATGTTTGTGTGCCTGTGCCTCCTGGAGGTCCTCTTCTAGCAGTATTCATATCATTAACTTCAGTCCAGTTAGTTCCATTCCAAGTTTCTGTTAAACCCGCCATTGGATTTGCTCCAGCAAAAGCAAGTGCTGATGTATTATCTGTTCCCGCTCCTGCAAGTTCGTTTCTAGCTGTATTTAAATCATTAACTTCAGTCCAGTTTGATCCATTCCAAGATTCAGTGATTGCAACAACTGGAGGTTGAAAACCTCCAAATGCTAAAGCAGATGTTTGTGTTCCGTCTCCTGCAAAATCAACTCGACCTGTATTTAAATCATTTACTTCTGTCCAACTTGTGCCATCATATTGTTCTGTTACCGCTGGGTTACCAAAAGCCAAAGCAGCTGTTTGTGTACCTGCTCCTCCAGATATAGTTCTAGCAGAATTTAAATTACCACCAGATGCCCAAGCACTTGTTAAGGTAGTCTGACGAACACGCAAATTTCCCGTGGTCTCATTATACCATACCTGGCCCACGTATGGGTTACCAGGATCCTCTTCGAAGTTTTGTACCGCTCCGCCTTTAGTGCCTTTGTACTCGGTCATTTATCTCCTTTTTACTCAGTCAATGT